ACCTGAATTTAAAGATTATTTCTTTGCTACTGAACGTAGTAAATACTTACGTGATTTAGGTATTCCATTAAACACTGATAGTACATTAAAAGGTCAAACAATATTCTTAGCTGAACGTTGTTCTGAGCTAATGAGAGAAAATGTTATTACTGATAGAACAGTAATTGATGTGATGGCATTTGCTCAATGTGCTAAATCAATTGGTGGAGTAGAAAAATTATCATTTATTCCATATGCTAGTCAATTTATTAAAGAATATGATTATATTTTTTATGTCTCTCCTGTAGGAGTTCAAATTGAAGATAATGGAGTTAGAACAACTGATGCTGGTTATCGTGATTGGATTGATAGTACTATCAAACATTTTATCAAAGAAAATCTATACACCATGAAAAGTTTTGGTATTATTTCAGGCACTACAGAACAAAGAATTGAACAGATTAAAGGTTACTTAGGTTTTTGATATTTATATCCAAACTCAAAACCCTAAAAATAATGAAAATCTCTGAATTAAAGTCTACAATAGAAGAATTTATTGTTGAAGTATTAAGTGAAGCTAGTATAACAGCTGAACCTGATGAACTATCTACTCTTAAACCTAAAAAAGGTGACACAATTACTGTAGCTGAAGCGGCACTTATGGAAATGGCTTCATTCTATAAAGTAAAAGATAAAGCAGGTTTCAAATCAGCTTTAGCTAAATATAAAGACGCTAAAGGTGATAAATTTGATAAAGGTGCTTTAGGAAAATTGTTATCAACATTAGATAAAGATGGTGAAGTAGATTTAAAAGCATTATCTAAGGAAACAGGTAAAGATATAGCCACTTATAACAATCCACAAACACGTGGTGCTTTAGAAAAAGAAGGTGGTGAATTTACTGATTATCTTGAAGCAGGAAAAGGTGAAAAAGCTCCAAAAGAGAAAGCAGAAGATAAACCAAAAACTGAACCTAAAAAAGCTGAAAAGAAAGCAGAGCCTAAAAAAGAAAAACCTGCTCCTAAAAAAGAAGAACCTAAGAAAGCTGAAAAAGCAGAGGATGAAGATGAAGATTCAACTGATGAAAAAGCACCATCTGAAGCAGAATTAAAGAAGATTGACAAAGAATTCAACACAGATAAATTTGCTAAAAAATTATCTGATGAAGAAAAAGCCAAGTTAGATAAAATTGAAGCTGGTATTAAGAAAAAATTAGCCAACCCAACCAAAGACAATATTGCTATTGTTAAACAACTCATTGTTAAACCAGAAATTAAAAAGTTGTTTAAAGATGGTGGTAAGGATCTTAAAGCATTAATATCTGATATTATTGCTTAATATAACCCCATAAGGGACAGTTATGAGTCAAGACTTAAAACAAATAATACGAGATGAATACTTAAAGTGTGCCCAAGATCCGGCGCACTTTATGAAGAAATACTGCCATATTCAACACCCAACTCGTGGTAGAATTATATTCAACTTGTATCCATTTCAAGAAAAAGTACTACGTCTATGGAGAGATCATCCATACGACATAGTACTTAAGTCTCGACAATTGGGTATATCAACTTTAGTAGCAGGTTATTCATTATGGTTAATGACATTCCAAAAAGACAAAAACGTTCTTTGTATAGCTACTAAACAAGAAACAGCTAAGAATATGGTAACAAAAGTCAAATTTATGTTTGAAAACTTACCTTCTTGGCTGAAAGTACCTGCAGATGAAAATAATAAATTAACATTACGATTAAATAATGGTTCTCAAATTAAAGCAGTTTCAGCAGCAGGTGACGCAGGTCGATCAGAAGCAGTATCACTTCTAATTATAGATGAGGCTGCTTTTATTGAAGGTATAGCTGAGATATGGGCATCTGCTCAACAAACCTTAGCAACTGGTGGTGGTGCAATTGTATTATCTACTCCATATGGTACAGGTAATTGGTTCCATCAAACCTGGGTTAGAGCGGAAGCACAACAAAATGACTTCTTACCTATTAAACTTCCATGGTATGTTCATCCTGAACGTGATGAACATTGGAGAAAAAAACAAGATGATTTATTAGGAGACCCACGATTAGCAGCACAAGAATGTGATTGTGATTTTAATACTTCAGGTGATACTGTGTTTTATAGTGAACAATTAGACTTTATCTTCGCAACTTCTCTTAAAGATCCATTAGAAAAACGTGGAATAGACCATAACTTATGGATATGGGAGTTGCCAGATTATACACGAAACTATATGGTTGTTGCTGACGTAGCTCGTGGAGATGGTAAAGACTTTTCAACATTCCATGTTATAGATACTGAATTAAATACACAAGTTGCTGAGTATAAAAGTCAAATTTCACCAAAGGAATTTGGTTATTTACTAGTAAGTATAGCAACAGAATATAATGATGCGTTGTTAGTTGTTGAAAATGCTAACATAGGATGGTCAACTCTTGACTCAATTATTGAAAGAGGATACAGAAACTTGTATTATTCTCCAAAAAGTGAGACATTAAATGCGGAAACTTATCTAGAAAGAACAGATGATCCATCAAGAATGACACCAGGCTTCACAATGTCTATGAGAACTCGTCCGTTAGTTGTGAATAAATTTAGAGAATATATTGGAGATAAAAGTGTTACTATACAATCTAAACGTCTTCTTGAAGAAATGAAAGTGTTTATATGGAGAAATGGTAGACCTGAAGCACAATCTGGTTATAATGACGACTTAGTTATGAGTTTTGCGATCGGAATGTATGTTCGTGACACAGCTTTAAAATATAAAACACAAGGTTTAGATTTAACACGTGCTGCTTTGAGTAATATGGCTACTGTTAGACCTAATAGTCAAGGTAACTATACTATGAATGGTGTTCCTAACCCGTATCAAATGAATATCGGTGGACAAGGTGAAGATATAAGGTGGTTACTATAATATTTATCATATATAATTTAATTTAAATGGCTGATACAAGTGTTTTTTCAAGATTAAGGAAATTATTCTCAACAGATGTAATAATTCGTAATGCTGGTGGTAATCAGCTCAAAGTAATGGATGTGAATAGCATCCAATCAACAGGTGAATTTCAAACTAATGCATTAGTAGACAGATTTAATCGTATCTACTCTAGTAACAGTACATCACTTTTTGGAGCTCAATTAAACCTTAACTGGAGGTATTTACGCACCCAAGTATACTCAGATTATGACGCAATGGATACAGATGCTATTGTAGCTTCTGCTCTTGATATCATATCAGATGAATGTACTCTTAAAAATGATATGGGTGAGGTACTTCAAATTAGAAGTTCAAATGAAGATACACAGAAAATTCTATATAATTTATTCTATGATGTATTAAACATTGAATTTAATTTATGGTCTTGGATTCGCCAAATGTGTAAGTATGGTGACTTCTTTTTAAAATTGGAAATTGCGGAGAAATTTGGGGTTTATAACATTATCCCATACACTGCTTACCATATTATGAGAGAAGAACATTACGACCCTAAAAATCCAGCTGAGGTAAGATACAGATTCAGCCCAGATGGTTTCTCAGGTGGTGCTACAGGTTTTTATGGTGTAACAGGTCAAGGTACTTACAGTACTAACAAAAATGATTCATCAATTTATTTTGATAATTATGAGATGGCTCACTTCAGATTAATTACTGATGTAAATTATTTACCTTATGGTCGTTCTTATCTAGAACCAGCTCGTAAGTTGTTTAAACAGTATGTTTTGATGGAAGATGCGATGTTGATTCACCGTATTGTTCGTGCTCCTGAAAAACGAGTATTTTATGTTAATGTAGGTTCTATTCCACCTAATGAGGTTGAAAATTTCATGCAAAAGACAATCACTCAAATGAAGAGGACCCCATTTCAAGATCCACAAACTGGTGAATATAATTTAAAATACAATTTACAAAATTCATTAGAGGATTTTTATATCCCTGTTAGAGGTAATGATGCTACTACTCGAATTGATACTACTAAAGGTTTAGATTATACCGCGATTGATGATGTAGTTTATTTAAGAGATAAGTTATTTGCTGCTTTAAAAGTACCTAAAGCATTTATGGGTTATGAAAAAGACTTAACTGGTAAAGCTACTTTAGCAGCTGAAGATATTCGTTTTGCTCGCACAATTGATCGCATTCAACGCATTATACTTTCAGAATTAAATAAAATTGCTTTGGTTCACTTGTATACTCAAGGTTATAGAAATGAATCATTAACAAATTTTGAATTATCATTAACTACTCCTT